TAAAATGCCGTAAATCTCTACAGCTCCACCAACGCCACCCATCATGTTAGATGTCTGAGCTGCCGGAACTACTTGACTGCCTCTAGGTAAGTTTACCAACTCAGGACCACGCTCACCCACTAATGCCATCCCACCTGGTGCGTTACGTGTACCAACTGCAAATCTATTTTGTGGTCCTGTTGTATTTTTTATAAGTGAACCTAATGCCGATAATGCTATACCAGCTGCAATGGTTAAGAATGGATTTACTAAAGCTAAATTAATTGCCTGTTGTGCTACTAATGCAGCCGCACCAACAGCAATAACCTGCTCACCTAATGATTGTACTACTCCACCTAATTGTTTAAATATACCCTGAAAAATACTACCAAAATTAGCTGTACCCTGTATAACATTTGCTAAGCCTTCACCTATACCTGTACCTATTGTTGTAATAGCTGATTCTAAAGCTCTTGATAATTCATTTGTAATGTCAACACCTTGCTTTTTTAGATTCTCAACTGCACCCTGAGGGATGGCAAATGATATAGCAATCGGTGTAAGATTTATTTGATCTTGTAAACTTTTAACTAAATCCTTTGGCTTTACTTCCTCTAATGACCTTTTTAATGCGTTTAATTCAAATACTAATGGTAAGGTGAAAGTTGCTCTTGCATTAAACTTTTTTACTGCTAATTGTATAAAAGATTCAAAAGATTCAATGTTTTTCTTTAAAGCAGGCTCATTAAATAATTTAGCTATTTTTTCATTATCTACAATTTCTTGTATAAATTTCAAATATGCACCTGATAATGTCTCAACAGCCTTTACTGATTTCTGTGAACTTTTTGCCCTCTCAGCTGCTGCTCTTTTATCCTCAACTGTTGCTGCTCTATTTATTGCAGCTTGTAACTCCCTTGCATCTATTAAATCATTTTCTTTCTTTATTAATTGATTGTAAACATCTAATGCAGCCTTCTCGGCTTGGTTTTTTTCATCCTGTGTTTTAAAGCTTTGACGTACTACATCAGTATAATTTTCATAAGCCTGTCTTCTTGCATCTGTTGCCTTTACTAACTCCTCAGATATTGTAATAAACTTTGCTTGACGTTGTAAAACTCCTTGCTCAGTTTTATCTTCAAACCTTGCAACAATATTTATATCATTTAATTTAGCTGAAGATTCTGCTACGCTAATAAAATTATTTAAAGAATCAGATACTGCGTTTAATTCTCTCTTTAATGCCTCTAAATCTTTCTTAAATATATCTGCATTATCTTTTGCCTCTTTACTACCTCTACTCCATGCATTAAATCCAATCTGAGCAAATGTAATAGCAGCTGTAACTACACCAAATGCTAACCCTAATCCAGCAGGCCCACTCAATCCACTAACCAACGCTTTTAACGCTCCACCAGTGCTACCAGTCTCAGCCTTTAATCTCCCAAATGATTCAACTAATGGATTGATGTTATTGGCAATACCTATAAAGCCAAATGGGGCATCCTGTGCTATCCTAGATAGATTCTGTAATGATTGTGCTGCCTGATTAGTACCAACAACTGATTTTACTTGCTGTTGTGATAATGATGCAATAGATTGCTTTAACTTATCTACCTGACCTGTTAGATAATTAATCTCACCAGCATTAGTAGATTTTTTTAACGCTGCCTCAAATTGCTTTAATAAATTCTGACTTTTTGTAAGCTCAGCATTTAGGTTTGTGGTATCTGCACCTATTATTATCTCTATCTCTTCTGCCATTATTTAATCTTTAAATTGTGTCGCTCTAAAATAGCTTTATACCTATCAGCCGTCATTGGCTCTACCTCTTTCTTATCCTCATCCTCCATCGGCCAGAACTTATTTATCTTACCTATTGCCTTACTTCCTGCCATCGCCTCTGCTACACGAAAAGAGGCAAAACGAATGACCATAGCCGATTCCTTTTGCCTCTCTAAATATCCCTCACACGCTGCATAGAACTCATGAGGCATTGAGCAATAATATTCATCAACACTCCAACCTAACTTGCCTAAAGCAAATTTCAAGTTGTCGTAGCACTGCTCTCTATGGCTTTTTTTTTCTCCTCATCTTCTTTTATCTCCTGACCTTGCTTAATCAAGTCATTCCATACTTTTGTCTCATTAAGCAAAATAGTAACCGCTTGAATCTGCTCATTTTTATTCTCCATCTCATCAACCCAATCACATACTAACTCCCATGTGTACTCGACATCTTCTCTTTTTAATCTGCTATACCCAAGCATCCCACCATACACCATCGCATACATAAATCCTGATGTGGTCTCACCATCGTTAAACTCGTGTAGTTTTTCAATGGCTAATTGGTTAAATTTAATTCCGTACTCTTTGTCGTTTAGTTTGATTTTCATTTTTGTTTAGTTTATATAAAATTTAATTGAAAAAACGCGTATGTATCAGCCATAGTTGCATCAACTACATGTAATCTAAAATCTTCAACACCTAATGTAGTACCTAATACCGTACCTGATACAGATGAATCTGTGTTATCAAAACCACCTGAAAACATTGCAGCTACATAAGATGTAGAATCAATGTCTGACAAATCTGTAATTCTAAATACATATGGTGGCGTTCCTCCAGTTGCAGTACCAAATATGTATGGTGTAGCTAAAACATCACTTATATTAAATACAATTGGATTTACTGCATTCATTGAAACTGTCAATGCTCCAGCAAATGCACTTAACGTTGGATTCCCATAAGGATTTATAGTGCCTGAAAATGTCCCAATAGAATCAAAAGAATATGATGAACTAAGCTCAGATAAAAACCCTGTCCCACTCTCTATCTCGTCTCCAGTTACTGGTGTCTCAGGTGCTATCTTCCAACCTATGGTCTGCTCACCTCTTAACAATATTCTCAAATCAGTACCACTAATTTTACCACTATCGGGATCTTGTAAATGCTGACCTTCAAAAGCATAAGATAACTCAATAGTACCCGGACTTTTATCAGGTCCACATGCACTAGCTGCATCAACAACAGTAACGCTATCTGATTTACTAACTGATGTAAGGCACACCACTATATCGTAGGATGTGCCTCCAGTTGGATCAATGAATAGTAGCATTGAGCCACCTTCGACTTTATGTTCAGCCATTTTTTATTATTAAGCTTGAATAGCTAATGATGGATCTCCAAACGGATTTATAGTGCCCGTAAATGTCCCGATAGAATCGAATGCGTAGGTACTGCTTAATTCAGATAAGAATCCAGTACCGCTTTCAATTTCATCCCCTGTTACTGGTGTCTCAGGTGCTATCTTCCATCCTATTGTAGTTTTACCTCTCAATAATTGACGCAATGATGTACCACTAACCTTACCACTATCAGGATCTTGTAAGTGTTGCCCTTCAAAAGAATAAGACAACTCTAATGTACCAGGACTTTTATCCGGTCCACATGCTGAAGATGCATCTACTACAGTTACTGAATCTGCTTTACTTACTGAAGTTAAACATACTACTGTGTCGTAAGATGTCCCACCGGCTGGATCAATGAATAATAACATCGTGCCACCTGCTACTTTGTGTTCTGCCATTTTATTTAAATTTTAATTTGTTATGAAATTACGAAAATATCTTGTTTAAATATCAATATTCTTGAAATAAATACTTTGCCACCTAAATTACCAAATCTTTCTGTCCTATCCGTTTGTAGGCTTAAATTGGACATTTGCAGTCCAAATGATGATAAGTCTAGGTTTGTGGTAGATGTGGGCTTAATTGCCTCTATAATCTGTCCACACGCTGTATTTAATGATTTGCTGTTGTTATACTTGTATTCCCAACTATGTACGCTTAATTGTATCGTAAGATTTACATCTGAGCTATTAAAGGTACTTGTCTCAGTTGATGTTGCATCATTTATTACACAATAAATCTTATGCTTTACATCATCCGGCTCCTCCCCCTCATAAACAGGAATATCTAACCCATCTATTATCTCATAGTAAGCTTGTAATATTGCACTGTTTACATCTCTCATAACTTAAATATTGCTTTCAAATTCTTTATTAGTACTGGTAATGTCTTATTGACTGATGGATACATAAATGGCTTTGGTTTAATCCCGTCTATCATTATCTTTCTAGCTATTGGATAAGCCGCTTTTTTATCTATCCCTTTTCTACTTACCCACGCAATAATAGACAATAAAAACTGCTCAAACGTCCCACCTGTACTACCTTTAAATGTTGCTGCATAAGTTTGCCAATCTGCTGGCAATGTACCAACATAAGCCGCAGCATATTTTCTAGTACCAAATTCAATATATGCTGCATACTTTGTAGCTGCTACAACCGTAGCAGAACCATTGCCATAAATTGGCTTAATTGAATTCTTTAATAAACCCTCATCACTACTATTCAAAGAAACTAATTGTATCGCATTTTGTGATGTTGTATCAGCCCAATCATTTAGCTCAGCTTGTACATCTTTCTGTACATTAGTAGCTAACTTATCCATCTTTTTTATTAACGCATCAATGCCCTTTATTTCTAGCTCCATTAGTAATATAATATTGTTGCAACCTCATTAGGCTCAAAATAAGCACCCCAAGTAAACTCACCTGTAGCACTGTTGTATAATACCTCTTTGCCCACTGGACTGCCGGATGTAATTACTAAATATTGTATGCCATCTTTAAACGCACCAAATACATTTTTACCAACTAACCCATTAAATGTAAATTGATACTCACCACCATCTGCTATGTAGTTGTATACTTTTATATTGCCTGTGTCCATTGGTGCATCTGAGTTAATTGATTCATCTAATTTTGTTGCCTTAATATATTCGAATGATTTTGCCCCCTCCGTTCTGATCTGTATTGAATTAATCTTGTAAAATTGTGACTCATACTCTATCACATCATTACTCCTTGTTGGTCGCTCCCTTTCATACCTTAACACAAAATTTTGGTCATAGGTCCATTGATTTTGGTCATAGCTTTTAGCTGTTGCTCCATCCCTCTGCTCAGCATCTGCCCACTTTGACCAACTACCAGTTAATACACTAACCAACCCACCAAACTCATTCAAGCTTGTTGTGTATCTATTAATAGTAACTCTACGATTTAATTTATACACGCTTATACAAGTTTAAAATTATCTTAGCTATCGGACTAATGTCATCCACTCCTACTGATCTGTTATCATACAAATAATACACCTGGTTAAGTAATGCCGTCTTTAACGCTTCAGGTAATGTCGTGTAGCCTGTTGTATAATCTATGGTTATATTGTTTGCATGTGGTGTCCTTAAACGCTTAAACTCATTGCCACCTATTGTATAATCTAAATCCAATACCAACACCCTACCGGCATCATCCTCAACACTTATAATCTCTATCATTGGACCATAAGGGATGTAAATATCACCGTTACTATTGTTAAGCACTGCTACTACATCATGCTCTACAAACCCTACACCAGTGTAAGCTTCACACATTTGCCTTGCAGCAGTTATTAATAAATTCATCAAATCATCATCAGTACTGATGTCTATCTTACAGAAATTCTTAGCCTCAGTTAATGTAACTGGTTCCGTAATCACCCCATCCTGAAATTGAACATCTAAAACACTATTGTACTCTACCATGATTATTTTATTTTAAAAAGCCCCACCCCTAAAGGTGAGGCTTTTATCATCATCAAACGAAACAAACGAACCTATTTATTATGCAGTGAAATCACCGAATAAAGCAGATGCAGGCATCATTAAGTTAACATCTTCCAAACACTCAATACGTGCAGTGATTAAGTTTTTAGTGAAGTTGTCAGCATCTTCCATAGAGAATTCTACTGTGATAGCTTCGGTCTCAACACGCTCAAGATAATCTCTATCAATAATCAAGATTTTGTCATCAGTTACCCAAGATGCAGGCAAGATTGGTGTACCACTGATTGCAACGTTTCCGTTAACACTTGACAAGATACCACCCGAACCTTGATAGTAACCGTTAGTGTATAACAACTTGTTTAAACGAGCCAATTGTAAATGAGATACTAACGCATAAGATGCATTGTAATTGTTTTGAGCTTGAGCAGCAATACAATCAACAATGTACTTGATATCATCAGTCTCAGCAGATGCAGTTGATCCTGTAGCAGCAGTACTAACAGCTGTAAAGAATGTAGAGTTTTCTACCTTGTAGAAATCTCTCAATAACAATCTTGGTAAAGTTGTTTGCATAAATGGTAATTGCTTAGCCATTTGCTTTGAGAAACGTGCAAAACCTGCGATGTAATCTTCAACGATTTTAATTTCTGATAAATCGTAATCGATTTGACCTTTAGAAGCTCCCTCAGTTTGAACTGCGATAGCACCTTCACCACCAGTCTCACGATACTGAACATACAAACCAGTTGGACTGATTGCAGTTGGCATCAAATCTCTGAAGTTAATCTTTTGGCTAGGCAACAAAGCTTGTGTAGCTGCATAAGATGCAACACCATCACCAGTCAAGTTGTTAGACAATGTCATATTGCCTACAGCTTTAATCTCCATTCTGAATGGCTTACCTTTCTTTACGTTTTGGATTTGGTCGAAATTCTCTTCCAATCCTTCGCTGAATAATTGACCAAAAGATTTTTTCTCCATGCTAGATGCAGATGAAGATTTTACTCTTGTTTGTAACAAATCAAATCCTTTTAAGATTGCAGCTTGCTCAGCCTTTAATTTGTTAAACTCTTCAGTCATAGCTTTTACAGCCTCAGCTGAATCACTACCGTTACCGAATGCGTTGATTTTCTCATCAACCGCTGTTACTACTGATTTTAATTGATCAGCAATCTCAGACTTTGTTTTCTCAGATATTGAAGTTTCAAGTGTTGACTTTAACGCCTCCAATTCTGACATTAATTCTTTCTTTTCCATGTCTTTATGGTTTTTGTAAATTGATTAAATTTTATTTCTAAACGCTCTTATAATATCCAATGTGTCATCTACTGGCTCAATGGTTGTAACCGGTTGAGTAGTGTTAGATTTCATATCTAGAATTAATTGAGCTAATTGTTTGCTGTGTAATAACAACATCTGTATTGTATCATCTGTTGCCGTTGTGTTTCTGCAGAACTTATCTATAGCAGCAGTCTTAGCTACTATCATGTCTACATCTAAATTCTTATCACCCTTTAAAGATGTGATTGGTGTAAGTGCATTAGCACCCCATGCCGTCAATGAACTGCCCTCATATAACTTAACCTCAGTAATCTCAAATTGTCCTAATGATGGGTTGCGTAAATAGTTTTCATAGGATTGGACTTGATTACGCTTAATTATTTTAAACCCAATTGAATGCTCAGTTATTAACCCACTCTCAACCATCTTAATGAAATCCTCACCGCCCTCATGCGTTCCTACTTGACTCTCATAATACAATCCATACTCATCCTCTCTTAAACTCAATAACTTACCCAAAGGTTGTGATGGATCATGATTAAGTAGATGCTTTATTCTTGGTTGTGCTGATGCTGGTCCCTGCTCAGAGATAGTCTTAGTAAATGCTCCCGGCTTCATTATATCTCCATCACTATCAACATTGTTAAACTTGCTAAAGTATCCAGTAACAATACCCTGTATTGGATTCATATCCATTATCTCAGATACTATTGATACATCCTTTATGTTGTATATGCTGTTCATCAGTATAAAGTTACTATTTTATTTTAAAATGTAATTACTTTTTTTTAGCACTTGGTAAGGGATTCGCACCCTTATCTCCCTACTATGTAAGGGCGTTTCCTTAATGTCGGTATTCATTCCCGATTACGCCAACCAAGTATCTTATCTTCTAATTATTCTACCATTCCTGTCTCGCTTAGCTTGGAACGCAACCGTACATCTACAATTAACCACCTCCTCAGCTGGAACAGGCAAACCATTTGGCTGACTTCTCACACCAGGTTGCATCATTCCAATATCACCAAGCTTTGCATTTGTAAGTGTAAATGGTGTCTCAATTGGTAGCCTTGAACCATCAACCATCTTATGGTCATGCCTTGTTCTGCTATCCTTTACCGCTATCCATACTTTCTCCATTACATTGCCACTCTCATTAGCATAAATCATAGCTGCACCATTTGCACTGGTAACAGTCTCAGTCCTTGCTATCCTCCTTGCCCTCATTGCATTGAATGCAGGACTAACCAACAACTGCCTTACTATATCATCAAATGATGCACCTGTTACCGCTGCATCACTTAACACCCTTTGTATAAATGCAGTACTGTAGTTTGTCATTAGGTTTGCATCATTCAACAAATCAATACCATAATACTGATTCATTAACTCTACTATCCTTGCATTAAATCCCATTTGTCCTGTAAAGAATGTATCATCAGCCTTTATTGATTCCGTTCTGGTTACTCTAGCCCATGCCGGACCTACCGTCTTATACAATGAAACCAACACCTCATAGATGGGGAACACTGGCAATGTCATTGGATCCTGTGTCTTAACAAATGCATCCAACTGAATCTTTAAAGCTT